TTGGACGTAAGATCTTTGAAACATTTGCAGCAGAGTTCATGAGCAGCTACCTTAATGAAGGTACTGAAGTTGCTAAAATGAACAAAGCAATGGACGAACTAAAGTCACAGCTTGATGAAGCAAACAAAGCCGTAGTGGAGAAAGAAGTTCAGCTAACTGAATCAACACGTAAAGCACGTGTTGCTGAAGATAAAGCAGAGCGCAAGCTAGTCATGAATGAAATGATGGCACCGCTTTCAAAACAACAAAAAGAGATTATGGGTGCACTACTAGAATCTACTAAAACAGCAGATCTACAAAATGCATTCAATAAGTATCTACCGTCAGTATTGAAGGAAGATGCTAAACCTCAAACTAAGAAGGTGCTAAGTGAATCTACAAAAGAAGTCACTGGTGGAAAATCAACTGAAGCAGAAGCTGCGGTAGATACTAACATTGTTAACCTTCGCAAATTAGCCGGTATAAGTTAAGGAGACCGAAAATGGCAGACAACCTAATGGAAAATTGGGCAGAAACTAAAACAGCCCTAACAGACGGTCTAACTGGAACAAAGAAAAAAGTGATGGAAACAACACTTGAAAACACTAAGCGTTACTTGTCAGAAAGTGCAAGTGCTGGTGCAACTCAAGCAGGCAACGTTGCAACACTTAACAAAGTGATTCTTCCAGTTATTCGCCGTGTAATGCCAACTGTTATTGCTAACGAGATCGTTGGTGTACAGCCTATGACAGGCCCAGTTGGTCAGATTCACACACTACGTGTACGTTACGCTGAAACATTTGACAGCGCAACTGCAGGTGATGAAGCACTAAGCCCATTCGCAATTGCAACAGGTTACTCAGGTAACGCAACAACAAACAGAGCGGATGCAACTGCAACACTAGAAGGTGAAGCAGGTAAGAAAATGAGTATTCAAGTCCTAAAGCAAACTGTTGAAGCTAAAACACGTAAGCTATCAGCACGTTGGACATTTGAAGCAGCGCAAGACGCTAACTCAATGCACGGCCTAGACGTCGAAGCAGAAATTATGCAAGCACTTGCACAAGAAATTACTGCTGAAATCGACCAAGAGATCATTGCATCTCTAACAAGTCTAGCAGGCGCAGCAGCTGACACATACAACCAAGCAGGTGTAAGTGGTACAGCTACTTTCGTTGGTGACGAACATGCAGCACTAGCAGTTCTAATCAACAAAAATGCAAACACAATTGCAGCACGTACACGCCGTGGCGCAGGTAACTGGGCAGTTGTAAGCCCAGACGTTCTAACTGTTCTACAGTCAGCAACAACAAGCGCATTTGCACGTACAACTGAAGGTCCTTTCGAGGCACCAACAAACACAAAATTCGTAGGTACACTAAACGGTACTATGCGTGTTTATGTAAACCAGTACGCAGCAAACGACGACATCCTAGTAGGTTACAAGGGTTCAACAGAAACAGACGCAGCAGCGTTCTATTGCCCATACATCCCACTAATGTCAAGCGGTACAGTACTAGACCCAGCGACATTCGAGCCAGTTGTTAGCTTCATGACACGTTATGGTTATGTTGAACTAAGCAACCAAGCATCATCGCTAGGTAACGCAGCAGATTACCTAAGTAAAATTGCTGTTACAACAAACAACCTATCATTCCAGTAATAGGTTTTCACACAATAAGAAAAAAGGCACTTCGGTGCCTTTTTTTGTGACTTTTTTTAAAAAAAGTGTTGACATTTGTTTCTGTATATACTATATTATAGACATAACAGAGACGACGGTCCGAGTTAGATAGTGCAAGGAAGAGGAGTAGACAGGCTCCGAACTTGGCTAGTAGCTGTAGTAGCAGCGCATGAGCATGGAGACATGAAGATGCGTATTTTGGAAGTAACTATCCAATGCTAGGCTCCTGGGTATTAGACAGCGAGACTGTAAACCTAGGTTGAGGGTATTCTCGAGTCCCTCCTATCATATATTATAGTGTTTTAGTATACACGCCAGAGTAGATGCACCTGCTTTCCTGTGCATAGGACAAGGGCCGAGAGGCTATCAAGTGAGTGTGTATACTAAAACACTATAATTGCTTTTCCTTTCAAATTGATGACTACAAAAGAGCTAGCCTTGTGCTAGCTTTTTTTATCTCTATGCGATAAATACTTTTAGTACGGAGATAAGATATGAGTTCGACAAAATTTAAACAAGATTTGGATGTTACTGGTAATATTACACTCTCAGGAAATGTTACAGCAAATGGTAATGTGATACTAGGTGATGCTGACACTGATAGTATTAGTTTAACAGCAGACATTACTAGCAATATTGTTCCAGATGTTAATGCTACTTACGACATAGGTACATCTACAAAATCATGGCGTGAAGTTTTTACAAGTAAAGTTAACAGTGTTAGTGGTGATGATCTAGACATACATAGCGGTGCTGACATTGCATTATATCCTACAGGAAACATTTGGATTAAACAACAAACTAAGTTAATTTTTGAAGGTACTGTACCAGATGATTACGAAATTAAATTACAAGCACTTGCTGCAACTGCAGACAGAAATGTAATTTTACCAGACGAAGACGGAACTCTTGCTACAAGAGAATGGGTTAATTTAAATGGTACTGGCAGCACTTCTGGTATTAGTTCTTTTGACTTTGGTTATTATAATACAAACTACCACACAAGTGCAACCGGATATCTATTATCTCTCGGATCAGATATTGACATGGGATCATATGCTGCACCTAATGCACTAACGATTGATATGGGATCAATATAAATATATTAATAACTCTTTGGAGAAAAAAATGGCTTTATTATTAAGAAGAGGTGTAGACGCAGACAGATCAGGAATTACTCCTGCTGAAGGCGAATTAATCTACACAACAGACACTAAGAAAGTGTATGTAGGAGATGGCGCCACTGCGGGCGGTAACGAAGTTACAGGTTCTGGCGGTGGTGGTGGAGGCACAGCCCCACGTACAACTGTAAGCGGTACAACTGCTAGTATTGCAAATGCAGCATCGGACGATGTTGATATCACAAGTGCAGCAAAAGCATACAGTGTGTTATCAATTGAAGTAGACCAAGCAGCATGGGTTAGAGTTTATAGCAGTGCTGCAGCAAGAACAAACGACAGCGGACGTTCTGAAGGTGTTGACCCAGATCCAGATGCTGGCGTACACGCTGAAATTATTACAACTGGTGCAACTACTGTTAAATTTACACCGTCAAGTGTTGGCTGGAACGATGAAAATCCTGTAACAGATACAATTTATTTGGCAGTAACTAACAAATCAGGCAGCACAAATACAATAACAACAACACTATTAATTTTACCATTGGAAACATAAAATGAACTTACACAAATATGCTGTTGTATTACACAACTACGAAGACTTAGACGACTTTTATAACGATATGGAAACAGACGGCGGCTCTGTTACTATTCCAGACAGAGCAGTAGATGTTGAATTGAGAAAACCTAAAAGTCGAGTTACACATTATATGTTAACACCACAAGAAGCCTTAGAAGTTGTAAACGATGCAAGAGTACAATTTGTAGAAATAGTAGATGATAGTCCACCGGAAAGAATGTTTACACAAACAGGACAGTTTTCAAGAAGTTCAAGTTTAAATGCAAACCATAACCAATGGGGATTATGGAGACACATTGCTGGGGAAAACAATAACAATTTTGATAGCGCATCTGATACTATCAATGGTACAATTAACTATCAATACACAGGAAGAAATGTTGACGTTGTAATCTTAGATGACCAAGCATGGGAACCAAATCATAGAGAATTTTTAGATGGTAATGGTGTTAGCAGAGTTGTAGATTACAACTGGTGGCAACATGCCTCTGCAGTTGGTGATAGTTCACACGTTGGAAGAACATATGCCCAGCGTGGTGACAGTAGTAACTTTCATAATATTCACTGTGCAGGAACAGTTGCAGGACGTGAAGAAGGATGGGCAAAGGATGCAAACATTTATTTCTTTGCATTAAATTTTAGCGGCAATGATGCAAACAACAGTATTTCTCCTTCTCTAGCATTTGACTACATAAGAGAATTTCATAATAATAAGCCGATTAATCCTGATACTGGATATAAAAATCCAACTATCGTAAACAACAGTTGGGGTTATAGTCGTAGTGCTACTTCAGCATCTAGCATTGCATCTATTACATTTGATGGTACAACACATACACCTGGTGGTACTCAAGATACTGAGTATAATGGATTTTACGGTGCATACAGCACTACAAGCCAAGTTGTAGCTAGAGTAGGTGATCCAGAAAATAGTAAAAATAGATTTACAACTACAGGTACTGCAACCAGTGTTACTGATAGAATGGTAGCATGGCCAGACGAATGGGATAAAATTGTAAACCAAACATTTAGCTTTACGCAAACTGATCCAGCAGACAACTATGAGATTACAGTACTAACACCATGTGATGTTAGACAGAATAGTAGAATTGTTGCAAGTTGTAACAGTGAAGATAGTTATATGATTATTAGACGTATTGTTAACAACGGTGCAAGTATTGCTACAACAGTTAGAGGTCCAGAGATTGATTTTGAACTAACTGGTGGTTTTGGATTTAGTTTCTTTGGTCCAACAGGTAACGTTACAATTAGATATATTGTAGAAACATATCCTGCAGACGGTGATGAATTTACATTTGATGTTGCATGGACTGTTACAACAGGTGAGCGAGGACAGTTCTTTAGCGATTTTAATGCAGATTTAGGAAACGATGAGTTTGAAGAATTTACAGAAGATAATCCAGCAGCAGATCCTAACGCATCTGGTTCAGTAATAACTCTTCCTCACACAGCAATTAACATAACAGGATTAACCGCAGACAGTTCACCAACATCAGGTAATAATGATGACGGATATTGGACATTAAATTTACCATTTGACATTCAGTATTTAGGTGTTACATACAATACAATACATGTTGGAACTAACAGCTATGTTACATTTGGTAGTGGTTCTAGTACATATAACGTGTCTGCATCCAACCCGCTGTTACCTAAAATTATGATAGGCGCCAGAGATAGACGAGGTTATAGTATCTGGCACGGAGTTTCAGGAATTACTCCTAATAGAGAATATAGGGTTGTATGGGAAGGTCATGATCGTTATTATATTAATACTCCTGAATCGCCAAATATGCGTTGGGAATTAACATTTTTCGAAAATTCACCTAATGAATATGAAATAAATTGGGAACAAAATGGAGCCAAAACTATTTCAGGCGGAGGAACTACATTTACAAATGCTGAATTACAAAGTTTTGGTTATAACACTGGTGGTAGACACACTGCTACTAACCTTTCTACTGATGCAGATATTGTTGATGCAATAGCAGACGGCGTTATTGTAGTAGCTAGTGCAGGCAACGGTCGTGTGCCAATGTATAGCTCAGATCACCCATATTATAATAACTATATAACAACAACTGGCGGAAGTAATTCTTACTATCATAGACCACAATCACCTGCGGGTGCAGGTAATGGTACAGACAGTGCTGTTATTTGTGTTGGCGCATTAGATAATACACATTTGAATGATAAAGAGCAAAGAGTTTATTTTAGTAATTTTGGAGAAAATGTTGACATATATGCAGCAGGACATTATATTCAAAGTTCGATGCCATCTTTATCAAGTAGATCTAAAGCAGATCGAGGCGGCGGTAACTACTATGCTAAAGTAAGTGGTACTAGTATGAGTGGCCCACAGGTTTGTGGTATACTTGCATGTATGCTTGAAGAATATCCAGACATGACACAAAGACAAGCTAGAGAAATGTTACGAGTTATCAGCAAACCGGATCAAATATATGATGATCCTCCAGGAACATTTGACTTTGCTAATAGTTTAGAAGGTTCTGCAAACTTAATATTATGGATGCCAAGCTCTACAAATGAAAATAGACCTAGATGGCCAAAACAGCATAGAGGTCGTCCGAGGTCAGGTGTAGCATACCCACGCAGAAGAATACGCAGAAGAAAACGTGTTTAATTAATGAGCAACATAAAAGAATTAACTATGGAGCACCACAAGGCTGCAGAGAGATGTGGCTTTGTAAAAACACTTCTTGGTGGTAATATTAGTGATGCACTATATGCAACTTTTTTATGGAATCAAAGTTTAAAGTACACTGAACTTGAACGTGTAGCCATGGAAAACAATCTGTTTGATGGTATAGAAAGTGCATTGAGAGTAAAGCACATTAATGCTGACTTTAAAGAGCTTTGGAAAAACAAGTTTGAGCCAATGACATTTGGGAGTACATTGGATTATATTGATCATATAAATTCATTAACAAATAAAGATGATATATTTGCGCATATATATGTGCATCATATGGGAGATTTGAGTGGTGGTCAAATTATTAAAAACCGTGTTCCTGGTAATGGGCGTATGTATGTTTTTGATGGTGATGTAGAGCTACTTAAAAATGAAATTCGATCAAGAACAACAGACGAAATGGCAACCGAAGCTGGTATATGTTTTCAATTTGCTATACGTCAATTCCAAGATTTAGAGAAATTATCAATCAGTGTTACTGCATAAATACTTAAAAGTATTGTGAGAGTAATATATGGCTATTAATTTTGATCATCAACGAGATAGAATTAGCACAAGTAGTGGAACATTAACATTAAACACCACTGGTGCTTTTACAATTCCAGTTGGAAACACAGCACAAAGACCAGCTGTATTAAACACAGGTCAAATTCGTTTCAACAGTCAACAACAAACCTTTGAAGGCTACAATGGCGCCGGATGGAGTTCACTCGGCGGTGTTCGTGATGTTGATGGTAACACATATGTTATAGCAGAAACTTCTCCAGGTGTCAACAATAATGAAATAGATTTTTATACTGATGGTACACAGCGTATGCAAATTGGTGCTACTGGTATTATTGCAATGGGTGATACCCTTGCTGAATTCACAATTGATGGAGCGACAGGAGATACAACTGTTGGTGGTAACTTACAAGTTAATGGTACACTAACAGTTGACGGCATAGCAACATTAAAAGCAGGTACTAGCGGTACAATCAATGTTGGTGATGATGACACAGATAATGTCGTGTTTAACGCTGATGTTAATAGTAACGTTATTCCAAATACAGATGCGACATATGATTTAGGAAGTACACTACAAAATTGGAGTACAGCATATGTTCAAACACTAGACAGTAATACAGAAACAATTACAGTTGATGTAACAGGATCTCTTGTGCTACCAGTCGGCACAGTTGCAGAACGTCCTGGCGCACCAGCACAAGGTATGATTCGTTATAATAGCGATGATACAACTTTTGAAGGTTATGATGGTACAGCATGGGGATCGCTAGGCGGTGTTAAAGATGTTGACCAAGATACTTATATTAGTGCAGAAGACAGTCCTGGTGCAGATAATGACGAGTTAGATTTTTATACTGGCGGTGTTAATAGAATGACTATTGATAGTACAGGTCAAATCACAGCAGAAGCAACATATATACCAACAAATGCACAAGATTTAGTAACAAAAGACTGGGTTGAAAATAGTTTATCAGCTAC